ACCTAAACTACCTGTAGTATAACCCCATCTTACGTCTTTCGGTTTTCTAATATAGTTTAATTCTAAAGGTTCTACTGTTCCCGGTGGGTTGAATGGCACGAAACCTGGCCTAATAGATATAGTATTGTTTTGATATGTATAAACTGGAAACTCAACACTTGGTTGATTTAAATTGGAATTAACAGAAAGATTAAACTCACTTCTTGAGAGTTTTTCAGCTAAATAACCTGTTGGGCTAGTTATTATTGGTAGCGATGGTAAGTTTGCGACTTGAGTGTCATATCTAACTACAGAACCTAATCTGTAAAGATCATCTGGTACGTTAAAATCGTACACATCAACACCACCGCCAGGTGTTTGAGATAGTCTTTTACTAATTGTGGCAAATTCTAGTTTTTCCTCTGTAGAAAAAACTCTATCTGCGTAATCAACATCTGTTTGCTGAGTTCTTACTTGTTGATTGAGATCTTCAAAATATTTTTCAAATATTTCAAGCTGAACCTGAGTAGCTATCTGATTAAATTCAAAGGGAGGTAAATTACCTCTTTGCTCTTTATTTAATACGCTTAGTACTGTTTGATATACATTATTTACGTTTATTGCCATTTTAGTTTTTTTACAAATAAAAAAGGCGGCGATCAAGCCGCCTTAATTATTATCACTTGTTATTTAAGTTTTTTCTCTATAGATTTATAAACTTCAACACCTTCGTCTGTTTTTAACCAAGCAGCGAAAGCTGAATAAGGGTTTTCTTCAAAAGGAACTGTCATTAGTTTTTTACCATTACTTCCCCAAGTAAATGTTCTTTGATCTTGAGATAACTTTATTATACTATTTTCACTAGCTTTTATAGCGAAATCTCTTAACTGTACATTTTCATCATTAATCAACTCTAAGAACAAAACAGGATTTCTTTTAGCGAATATAAGTAAATCTCTTTTTATCTCCTTAGAACTCATCTTAGATACTGAACCTCCAATTTCAACTCTTAATATAGCCTCTGCGTGATCTATGTCAATCTCTCTAGCCATGTTTAAAGCATCTATTTCCATTTCTAAATAATCAATATCACTAGCAGCTTGTTTTTGAGGTTTTAATTCTGTATATAAAATATCTCTTTTAGGATGATATAAAGATAGAAGCTTTTGTAAATTTTGTTGCTCTTTCGTAACCAGCAGTTTACCACTTCTAAATATTATTTGACCAAGCGTAGCCATACCTTTTTGTTCATCAACAAAAGGTGAATTGTGATTCGTAGCATACCTCAACTCTCTTTGTTCAGACTTTTCTTCATCAAAGTAAAGTAAAGGAGATTTTGCAGAATGTTTAGACGAAAGTCTCAAACTTAAAGGTTTTCTATCTATTAAGTTATAAACTCTATCTTTTATTTCCCATTCCTCTTTTTGTTTTTCATTTTTTTTCATAATATATAATATAATAATAAAAAGCTAGAGTGCCGAAACACCCTAGCTAAATTGATATTTATCAAGTAGTAAACAACATAAAGTTGTTAGCAGCTTGAGTAACTAAACATCTTTCAGATAAGAAGTGAACTTCCATAGCATCTAAAGAAGAAGTGTAAGCACCACCCACTGAACCAGTGATCCATGATTTCATTCTTCTATCATCAGCTTCTGAAGCTCTATATCTTACGTGTAAGAAAGGACGTCTAATATTTTGACCTAACATTTGATCGTAAACTGTAGAAGTTCCAGCAGGAACAAGTACACCTTCGATGTCTTTAGCTAAACCTCTAGTAGAAGCATCATTAAGATATTTCCAGTCAGTTTTGTAGAAGTCATAAGAACCTCTTCTAAAACCATCAAAACCAAAGTTAAGAGCCATGTTAGCGTCATTTTCAAATAAACCGTATGAAGCACCATTTGGAGCTGCACCACCGCCTACTACACCTTGAGCAGAACCGTTTACGTTAGCTATCATGTTGTCTATAGCAAGAGCTAAAGATCTATTACAGAAAATCATATTTTCTTCAATAGCACCTTCGTAATCTAACTGAGCTAATATATTGTCAAAGTCTGTTAAAGCAGCGTTACCACCAGCGTCAGATGCGAAATCTTGATACTCGTGTCCTCTGTCTTTAATAGCAGCAAATAAACCTTCACTACCTTTGTTTCCAGTTTGACCAGCAGCACCTATAGCAATGTTAGCAACACCAGAACCAGCAGTAGCTAATTCAGCTTCAACCATAGCCATTTCCATATAGTCTTCAAATCTTAATCTTGTTTCAGACTCAGACTTTAAATACCATAAGTAACCTGACGTGCCATCTTCAGTAGCAACTTCAACCCAACCAATTTGAGCAGCATCAGATCCATTGATCTCAAACTTATCTCTAATAATAATTGGAGAGTTACTATACTGAGTAAAAGCTGGCTCAATAGAAGCTAAGTTCTCAGTCTTAGATCCTTTTTGCCATTCAGCACCGTAAACAAATACAGAGCAAGCATCGTTAGCGTCAAATGGACTAGGCGCCGTAACCATATCTGCTGAAGTATAAGTAGCAACAGGAACGTCACAAGTTCTTGCAACACCTGCTGTACCACCAGCATAATTTGTAGGTTTACCAGTAACTATAACTTTAATAGTTTTACCTTCACCGCCTTGACCAGCTCCAGTTCCATAAACTACTAACGTTTGGTTTACTTTAATAGCACACTCTTTGTTTCCAACACCCACAGCTGTATCGTCTGGATCTATTGTAACAGTTAGAGTAGTTCCATTTTTAATAGAAACAGTCTCGTAAGAAACGTGAAGTCTATTTTGTTCAGACCAAACAACTTGGTCAGAAGTCATAGGCATTTCAGCTCCTACCATTCTCAAGAAACCACCAATAGTTCGGTTTCCGTATCTTTCTACCTCTTGCTCATAAAGCTCAGGTAGGTATTGTTGTGCGAAGTCGTTATCTCCATCTGTGAAAGACAGATAGTTTGAAGCTAACGTCATTCTTTTTTGCGCGGGTTCTAAGTTTGGTCCCAACGCAGGACTTAATCCAGCCATAATTTTTAATTTTTAATTTATGTTCTTCTTTTAATTTTTAATTTAGAACTGTCTGCACCGCTTATAGCTTTAACTCTTAATCCATTAATATAAACATCTCCACTAGAAGTAGTTCTAGGTTTGTTGTCGTTTATATTTTTAGATTTAGCTATTATATCTTTAGTAGCATCAGCTTTGCCTTGCTCGTAAAAATGTTTAGCTAAGTTATCTGCATTACTAGCAGCGTAAACAGCCTTGTGATAACCTGAGTAATCTTTAACACTACCATCTTCATTTAAGAACTTCTTAAAAATTGATTTAAGATCAGATTGTCGACTAGCAGTTTCGCTAGGATTGTTTAATTTATATCTAAAACTCTGCTCCCCAAGGTTAAAATTGAAACCTTCAAAATCACCTTTAAAGAACTCTACGGTTTTCTTTTTAAACGTACCATGTAAACTTTGTTGTCTTTCTTGGCTTTTCTTGTATGTATCGAGAAAGCTCATTGCTTCTTCATAGTTCTCGGGTAAATTATTTTTATTTGAACTTAACTTAAGTTCTTTGTAATAATCATTTTTAGAACTTTCTAAGAATTTTTTAGCTTTCGCAATTTCTTCTTTATAGGCTAATTTTTTCTTTTTAATAGCCCTTTCCTCATCTTGTTCTTCATCCCATGAAAAATTATCTTCTAATAGAAAATCTATTTCTTCTTGGTCTAAATGAGGTTTAGTTTTTTTGTAATAATCTCTTAGTAATCGATCATCAGGAACTTTAGAATAATCTTTATTTAAGTTAACGTAATCTTCAACAGTTCCTCCAGTTTCGTTCATAAATTTAACTAAACTTTCTAAATTTTCAGGAACGTTTAATGTTGGAGTTGCGTCAACTTCAGTAGGTTTAGTTTCTACTTCTTCTTGTATTACCTTTTCTTCTACAGTTTCTTCGATTATGTTTTCTGCTTTAACTTCTTCTACTTTTTCTTCTTCCCCTTGATCTTTGTTTTCTACAACTTCTTTTTCTTCTTCAACAATTTTATCTACAACAATTTTATCTTCTGTAACTTCATCTTTAACTTCTTCCTTTTCATTTTCATCTACAGTTGTTTTTGATAAATCAACCTTTGCTATTGTTTGATTTTTATTTGCTAATTTTTTAGGTTTCTTAGGTTTTTTAATCTTAAATTCTCCTTGGGTTAATTCTCCTGTTGCTGTTTCTTTTATTTCTTCTGACATAATATAATATAATAATTAATGATTAGGTTTGAGTAAAGTCATTACTAGTGAAAGGAACTTGTCCAGATCCATCTCCTGATTCAAAATCTATAGGAGCACTGTCGTTCGTCCTTTGAGCTATCATTTTACTTTGCTGTGTACCTTGTATTCTTGCCCTTTGATCTTTTCTTTCTTCAATCATGGACTCTTTTTGCTTTATTGTTTCTAATTCTACTCTTTTTAATTCCATGTCAAACTGATGATTTAATTGAGCCATCTGTTGGTCATGATTTAGTTTTACTTGCATTTTTTGTATGTCAAGCTCTGCTTCTACTTTTTTAATATTCGCTTGAGTACCAGCTATAGCTTCTTGTTTTTGTACTTCTGCCATTGCTGTTTCTTGAGCAAGTTTAGCATTTGCCTGCGCTTGAGCTTGTATGTTGGCTTGCTGTGCAGCTTGATCAGCTTCTTGTTTCTTTTTTCTTCTGTACTTTAAAAATTGATTAGCTAATGTTAAATTTTTTATTTCTCTTATATCTATAGCATCTTCTAAGTATATTTGATTCTGTTGCAATGCCATTTGTATATTTTGTTCTAGCTGAGCTTTTTCTTCTTCGTCAGGTTCTAAATTTAAAAATATACCAAAGTCATGCATATTAAGTTTCGCTAACTCATCTAGTGTTCCAACGTTATATTGCGATATACTATTTTCTAAAGCAGATCTAGTTGTATCATAGTTTAAAGAATCAGCCACACGTAGTGAAATGTTTTCACAAGCTCTCAGTGTTAAATACAAACTAGATTGGAGTATGTGCCTTGTAGCAGTGTTGCTGTTAGCTGCTGCTAATTTTTGTAATCCAACTAAAGAATCTTTATCTGGTGTACTTGCGTCTCTAGCTTCATTTAAACCGGTTACATCTCTTATCATTTGTAAGTAATATTGATAAGTCTGTATTAAGCTTTGTATTTTAGCACCACCGCTTCCCGTTTGTAATTCTTGTATTGGAACTTTACCTCTATTAACGTCTCCGTCTTGAGTTAAAGATCTACCTAACCTATAATAGAACCAGTTTGAAAATACATATTTAAAGCTTCTCTAGGATTATAATTTGTTCCATTTCCTAAGTCAACTTCTGCTAAACCATCCACATCAAGATAAACACCATCAGGTACTACTCTTGATAAAACTTGTTGAATTTTTAAATGTGTTAACTGTATCATATCTGCAAAACCAGTAACTCTATTAACTAATGAATTTATTCTACCTTTGTACATTCTTGGTGCACATATAGCATAATTCATGTTAACCTTAACAGTATCAGCAACAGGTCTAGTCATGTTTTCACTCATCTTCCACTTTAACATTTTTTCATGACCTAAAATTTTAGCTCCACTATATAATACCTCTATTGATCTTTCAAGTTTCCCATACCCCATAGCATCTTCTGGTGGTATAAAAGTATCTTGTTTTTCTAAAACCTTTTCTAATCCATAAGCGTTTTCTTTTATTTTAAACACTTGGTTTGTATAAGTTTTATATTCAAAATAAAGAACTTGAATAACATTATCATCTTGTCTTCCGTTCCAGTTTCTAACGTAGTTTTGATTTCCAGGGTATTTTTGTATTTCTTCTAGTTCTGCTTCAGTTAGATTAGGAAATTCTTTTTTTAATTCTGATAGACTTATACCTTTAACTTCACCAACATACCATATATCTTCAAAGTTTGGATCATCTGTATATGACCAAATTAAATTAGCTGGATCAACATAATCAACAACAACACCTTCTGACTCATTCCAAGATGTTTTTAAAGCACCTATCCCTATTACAGCTGCAACTTCAACAGATTGTTTAAAATCCATTTGTAAATGAACTGAAAGCTCTTCTTTATCTTGAGGAGCTGAATCAGGATCTGATGAATTAAAAGCATCTATACCTAATATTGTTTTAGCATTATTTAAAAATGCTTTAGCATTTATATCTGTTAATAAACCCATAGCATAATTAGTTCTTTGCTTAGAACATACTGGGTCTTGTGCAAAAGCGTTTATATCAAAAGTTCTTTGACTAATTCCATTTACAACTATATCTACAAACTTAGGTATTATTGGAACTGGCTTCCAATCTAAGTTTAAATATGACAAATCACCATCTATAGCTAACTCATCTTTATATTTCTGTATTGATTGCTCTCCTCTTGCATAAAGTCTTAAATTGTGAAAGTTTTGATAATTCTGACTAAACTTATCTCTACCTCTACCAGCCCAAAACCACTCACCTTCTATAGCTCTACCAACTTGAAGACCATATTCTAAAGTATCTCTTTCAGCGCTTGATACAACTTGATCAGGAAAAGAACTATTACTATTGGTGTACATTTTCATTTATTTCATCTTTATTTTTGATATATAACCACTATTGTCATAAGTTTTAATACCTAAGCTTATAGGTTTTATTTCTACCTCTTTGTTTGGTTTATATTTATTTCTGTTACAAGCCATTATAGCTAAACCAGAACTAATTGAAGCATCGTGCTTAGTTCTGTTGTTTATATTAAATTTAGCCCAATCATGTAGCGTTTCTTGAAAATACATATCACCATGTCCTATGTAATTTTCAATATAGTATTCTATGGCAGCTGCATGAGCTTGTTTAATGTCTTCACTTGAATTAGGTATACCACCTATCTCTCGTTCTGTTTTTGAAAGCTTATTCCAAACCCTATCAGGTCGGTTCATACTAAAACCTCTATAACCTCTTCGTCTAAAGTAGTAAAGAAGTCTTGGCTTATTATTTTCTGCTAATATAGGCATACCATAAAAAACGCAAGCCATCAAAACATCTTCAAAGAAAATTTCAGCTGTTTGAGGTCTAGCTATGTATTCTAAAAAAAAGTGATTTGGCGGAACATCTTCCATAGAAAATTTTGTTAATCCATGAAGCGC